TAAGAGATTTTAAAGTAAAATTTAATAGTAAGATTAAAGATTTAACAAAAGAAATTAAATTCTTTAAAGGTAATGCAAGTTGCCCTACCTGTCATCAGGATATAAAAATTGATTTACGTGATACTATGGTATCTACTGATGAGGATAAAGTTACTAAGTTAAATGAAGCATTAGATAAAATTGCAAAAGAACATAAACTCTTAGATAAAGATCTAACTGAACGTAATGAGATATCTACTCTTATTAAAGAATCTCAGATTAAAATAAAACAATCTCTCAGTGATATAAACTGGAAGACAAAGAAAATCAAAGAGATAGAGAAAGAGATTGAATCTATAAAAACTGATGATGGTTCTGTTGACAAAGAAAAAGATAAGTTATTAAAGATAATACAACAAGGTAGAGAAAAAGAAATACTAAGAAAAGAAGTTATCAACAAAAGAGAAGATCTTAAAATGGTATCAGAGTTTCTTAAAGATGGAGGTGTCAAGTCATCTATCATTAGAAAGTACCTTCCTGTAATGAATGATCTTATTAATAAATACCTTCAGAAGTTAGAGTTCTATGTCAACTTTAATCTTGATGATATGTTTAATGAAACAATTAAGTCAAGGTTTAGAGACGAGTTCTCCTATGCTTCTTTCTCTGAAGGAGAGAAGATGAGAATTGACTTAGCACTACTCTTTACATGGAGAGAGATTGCTAAACTAAAGAATTCAGTTAATACAAATATTCTTATCCTTGATGAGATCTTTGATAGTTCCTTAGATAATAACGGTACACAGGACTTCATGAAGATACTATACAATATCACTGATGGTAATAATGTGTTCGTTATCTCACATAAGGGTGAACAGATTGTCGATAAGTTTGACAATGTGATAGAGTTTACTAAGTATAAGAATTTCTCTAAACCCAAGCAGTACGATGGCACAACTTCCGAACTGGCAACATCACTCTAAGAAACAGCAGAAGCGTACCTTGAAGCCACAAGCACTACGTCAAGCAAGAAAACGACGTGGACAGTTATTAAAGTGTCTACTTAACCCTCCCAAACGGAGGGTTTCTTATTACAATGGTAATATATTAATCGAACAGTCATGAAAAACTTTGAAGTCAAAGACAATCTTGCTAAACTACTAGCAACAGAAAACCTCATTGTTGAGCACAGACAAGTATCTACTGCATTCTTTAATGTAGAAACTAGAGTCCTATGTTTACCTATGTGGGATGCATCTGACAATGTATATGATATGCTCGTAGGACATGAGGTAGGACATGCATTATATACACCAGTAGAACCATGGAAGAAAGGTAGATATGAAGATGTTCCTCCTTCATTTGTAAATGTAATAGAGGATGCACGTATTGAGAAGTTAATGAAGAGAAGATATGGTGGTCTATCAAAAAGTTTCTATAAAGGATACAAAGAATTACATGTAAAAGATTTCTTTGAAACAGATGGTAAAGATTTTACTGAGTTTGCTTTCATTGATCGTATTAATCTATACTTTAAGTTAGGTGCATTTGAAGTTATTCCTTTCAAAGAAGATGAGTTACCTATAGTTGAGACATGTAAAGGTCTAGAAACTTTTGAAGAAGTTTTAGAATTATGTCTTCTTATATACAACAACCTTAAGGATGCAGAAGAAGAAATTGCTATGCAGTTACCAGAGTTAGATGCTCATCCAGAGAAAGAAGATAAAGATGATAACAAAACTCAAGATCCAGTTTATGTTGAGAATGACAAGAATGGAACTGATGACTCTAATCCACTAGAAGATCTATCTACAGGTAAAGGTGAGAAAGAAGAAAAGAGATTTGAAGAAGATCAAACACCTGATCAAGAGATAATCAATCCTGAGCAACCATGGGATACCATGAGCAATGAAGGTGGAATTGAATCAAACTTAAAACCTGATGAATTTACTGCTGAGACACAAGAAGCATTTAATTCTAATCAGAGACAGTTAGTTGATGAAGGAGCAAAGGAAACAGTATACTTAGATTTTCCAAAATTAAAAATGGATAAGATAGTAGTTGATCATCAACGTGTAAGTACTTACCTTAAAAAATGGTGGAAAGAAACTGCTAATGAAGAGTTCAGATATCATTACTCAACCATAGGTACTGATGATAAGTTAACATATAGTAGCTTTGGTAGACAATTACAAGAAAAGTATCTAAAATATAAAAAGGAATCAAGCAAGGGAGTTAATTATCTTGTTAAAGAATTTGAATGTAGAAAATCTGCAGATGCTTATTCTCGTGCTGCTACTAGTAGGACTGGAGTACTCGATACAAAGAAACTCCATACTTACAAATTCAACGAGGATCTTTTCAAAAAGATAACTGTTCTACCTGAGGGTAAGAATCATGGACTAATCTTTATATTAGATTGGTCTGGTTCAATGCACTTTGTTATAAACGACACAGTAAAACAATTATTAAATTTACTTTGGTTCTGTAAGAAAGTTAATATACCATTTGAGGTATATGGATTTACAAATGATTCACCAGCAGAGTGGAGATATCCTTCACGTGAAGGTAGAGGTGGAATGGAAGAGATCCAAGTGATGAAAGAGAATGAAATATACTGTCATCCTACATTCCGTCTTCTAAACTTTGTATCTTCTGATAGTGGTAAAGATTTTGAAGAACAGTGTCTACACCTATTCAACTTATCTTATTCATTACAGTGTGGGTATTCTGATTATGTTCCTTATGGATTCAATCTATCAGGTACTCCATTAAATGAAACTATAATTGCTTTACGTGAACTAATACCTGACTTCTTTAGAAAGCATCAAGTATCTAAGTTAAACACAGTTCTTTTAACTGATGGAGAATCACAATCTATCTCACGTGTTAACAAAGTACAATCATATTACAATCCAGATGAGATGGAATTTGGTAGAATTAGTTTACATAGTCGTTGTCAGTTACGTGATAGAAAAATTGGTAGAGTATATCATGCTTGTAATGAGTGGAACTGGAGGAATAGTATCACACAAACATTGTTACAAAACCTTGAAGATAACTTTCCAAACTGTAATATAATAGGTATTCGTTTATTACAATCTGGTGAGGTAAGTAGATTCCATTACCAGTACAAGGAAGATGAAAATTATACTGATCAAGATAAGAAGTCATGGAGCAAGACAAGATCAGCAATACTAAAACCAACAGGTTATAGTGTTCTATATGGTATTGCTTCAAGTAGCATGAACTCTAGTGAAGAGTTTGAAGTAAAAGAGAATGCTACTAAAGCACAAATAAGATCTGCTTTCAAGAAGAATCTTAAAAACAAAAGTGCTAATAAGAAAGTACTTTCATCCTTTATTGACATGGTTGCATAACCAGTTGATAAACTGTCACACAGGGGGTAGGCAATACCCCATCCATCCTTTATAATGAATTCATAGTTAAGAAAAAACAATGCCTTTCCAACCAACATTTTCCAACTCTGATTTGATCTCTTTCTTTAAAGACAACTATGGTAGTGAGTTTAATTATCAAGCAATCAAAGAAGCAGCAACTCATTTCAAAGTTCAAGTTCAAAGCATCTCAAAAAGAATTAAGAAGATGCCTGAGTTTAAACAAAAAACTAGAGGAAACTACACTCTAACTGTTGCTCAAGCAAAAGCACAACTTGAGAAACAAATAGTTAAAGAAGCAAGAGATTTGATACCTCCAGTATCAGATTCTTATGTACCCTTCGGTAACTTTAAAGATGTCAAAAAGATTATTCAATCTGGCATTTTCTATCCTACATTCATTACAGGATTATCAGGTAATGGTAAGACCTTCTCAGTAGAGCAAGCATGTGCTCAACTTAAGAGAGAACTTATCAGAGTAAACATTACTATCGAAACAGATGAAGACGACCTTATTGGCGGTTTCCGTCTTGTTAATGGTGCCACAGTATGGCATAACGGACCCGTTATCGAAGCACTCGAACGAGGTGCAGTATTGCTCCTTGACGAAATCGACCTTGCCTCTAACAAGATCCTCTGCCTTCAGAGCATCCTTGAGGGAAATGGAGTTTTCCTTAAGAAAATTGGCAGATTCGTTAGACCCAAATCAGGATTCAACGTCATTGCAACCGCAAATACAAAGGGTAAAGGTTCAGACGACGGAAGATTTATTGGAACTAACGTGCTCAACGAAGCCTTTCTCGAACGATTCCCAGTTACCTTCGAGCAAGAGTACCCAACCGTCTCAATCGAAAACAAAATCCTCAAGCAATCAGGACTCGATGACGATACCTTCTGCAAACGATTAGTTGATTGGGCAGACATCATTCGTAAGACATTTAACGATGGTGGTATTGATGAATTAATCTCTACTCGTCGTTTGGTTCACATAGTCAATGCATACAAAATCTTTGGTAGCAAAGAGAAAGCAATTGAGGTATGTGTAAATCGTTTCGATGAAGAAACAAAGCAATCTTTCATGGAACTCTATGATAAGGTTGATGCTGATGTAAACTTTGGTGATGATGAAGAACCATCAAACCAAGAACTACTTGATCAAATTAACTCATGACCATTTGGAAAAACTACATTGCTGCTCTTGAAGAGACATTCCCTGACCTAAAGGTTGGGGAACAATGGGCAGAGTGGGAAGGAAAAGATGCCCACCTCATTGCTAACCTTCGTTATGGTAAGAACTTTATCAAAGCAAGGGAAGCACATATAACAGATCCTAGATCTGACATCTACAACACTATACTGTATCCTAAGACAGGTGCAGATCTTCCTTGTTTTGGAATGGATCTAATGAAGTTTAGTGAGAAGAAAGTTATTCTAGTGTTTGACTTCCAACATCCAAGAGAGAAGTATCTATTCTCAGTTGATGGTCTTCCAAAAGATGATGGTAAGTATAGATTCTTTGAGATGGGTAATCACTTCTCAGAAAACATATTCGTAAGGTATTGTAAACCTGATGAGGTTGATGAACATCTTCCAATGTTTAAACAATACTTGACAGAATATAAAAAGATGGTAGAATTAAATGATCCACAAGGAGAAGACACTACGGTGTATGCTGACTTTGACAAATACATGACCGAACTTGATCCTGTTAGAGGTTATTTAAAAGGCAAGTTTGGAGAAGAGAAGTCAGAATCCTTTGTAAATGATTTTCTATTTACCTATGGTTAATGCATGGAGTTTAGCGTATGACACACTTAACGGAACACTTGATGAGGAGTATCCTATTGTGAATCATCAATTTAAATATCATGAGGAAGAGATCCTCAAAGATATAGAAGAATACATTTCTTCTACTTACAATGGGCACTACACAGGAACTCAACATGAGTTTCGTAAAGTCCAAACAATAGACCTCATGGCATCTAGAGATCTTGCACCACATTTCTGCCAAGCAAACATACTAAAATATGGTAGTAGATATGGAAGCAAGAATGGTAAAGATAAGAAGGACTTGCTAAAAGTCATTCATTATGCTATGCTACTATTACACTTTGACAACCACTACGGACAACCATCCATGACTAGTGGTAATATTGATCACACTATGCCTTAATTATGCAACTATCTGAAGAAACAAAAGAAATCCTCAAGAACTTTCAATCAGTAAACAACTCAATTTATTTTAAAGGTGGTAGTACTATTAGTACTATCTCTGTGACTAACAACATCTTTGCTAAGGCAGAGATCAATGAAGATTTTCCTATGCCTTTTGCCATATATGATTTAGGGCAATTCTTAGGTGGAGTTTCTTTATTCAGTAATCCTTCTATCAATTTTGATAATACGTCATACATGACTATCAAGAATGGTAGATCTAAAGTCAAGTATTTCTTTGCTGATCCTGATGTAATTACTAAACCACCAGAGAAAGATATACAATTACCAGAACATCAATTTAGTTTTCAGTTTACTAATGAAACACTATCACATTTGATGAAAGGTGCACGTGTATATCAGTTACCTGATTTGTGTTTAGAATCTGAAGGTGGTGAAGTTTGTTTAGTTGTTAAGGATAAAGAGAACGATACTTCTAATGCAGTATCTTATGAGGTTGGTCAATCTGAAGTACCATTTAAATTTAATTTTAAAATAGAAAACATAAAGATAATACCAGGTACATATGATGTTGAGATTAGTGAAAGAGTTGCTCGTTTCTGTAACAACTCATTGAAGTTAGAATATTACATAGCACTAGAACCTGATTCTACATTTGGATAATGAACAACATAGGATTAGAAGTTGTCTTCTGGACAATACTAGCACTCTATCTTTTATCTAAGTTAGGAGTATTTAAAAAATGAAACTTACTCAAGAACTAATTGACAAAATACAGGAAGCAATGCTTCATACCAAAAAGGATGGCACTGTTAACTGGAAAGATACTGATGAAGTTGTAGTGCAGTTGGCAGGTACATTTGCTGCTGA